AGTCGACAAAAACAACCACATCATCGACGCGGTGCGCTATGTTTGTATCAATAGACTAGGACAAAACTACACCGGCAAATACTACATATCATAATGAATATTACAATCATAAAAACCGATAGTCAAGTCGTACTGCTTCCGACTATCATCTTAGACAAGAAGGACAAGACTCTCTGCCTATCTTGGTTTGTTTGGGGGATCTATATTGAACCAACGCACTAATGAAGCTAACCGTACCTAATTCCCTAGCGGATATATCGGTTAAGCAATACAAAGAGCTAACCGACCTAAATATTGACAAACACGAGAACAAGTGGTTGGTCGAAGCGGTCTGCATATTGTGCAACCTTGAGAGGTCTTTAGTCGAGCAGTTGACCGTTGACGAATTATCGCGTATTAATGCTATCGTCGCAAAGATTACCGACGAAGAACAGAACAACCAGGAACTGCAAAAAAAGATAGAGTACAAAGGCAAGAAGTACGGCTTCCATCCTAACCTTTCCAAGCTCACGGTAGGAGAGTTTGCAGACCTAGAAACGTATTGTGGCAACGGATTCTTTGACAACCTCAACGAGATAATAAGCATACTCTACCGACCTATTAAAACGGAAGGTGGAGACTTCTACACGATCGAAAATTATACTGGAGAGATCTTTCCGAACTACTGGGATGAATTAAAGATGGACGTAGTAATGGGAGCAGTCAATTTTTTTTTGTCTACCGGCGAGAGCTTAACGCGAGGTTTAGCCAACTCTTTAACGGCGGAGCAAGTGAAAACCTTATAAGTCAAAAGTGGGGGTGGTATGTTATCATTCATACACTAGCCGGTGGTGATCCTCTGAAAATTAACGACGCGACCGAGTTAGAAATAGAAATGGCTTTTACATATTTAGCCTATGAACAAGACATAAACCGACAAGACAAGTCGCCAAACGTAGACAAGTATCGATGAAGAGTTATATCCAAATAGTAGACACACTACAAACAATTACTGACGACCACCTAATGCTTCAGCACTTCCACGCCGGACCGCTTGAGGAAGTAGACATCGAACAACTAGGACAAAGGAACTACCCGTTCTTGCATTGCGATATTACCGGAGCAAATATTGACAACGGAGTTATATCGTACGACCTAGACCTGGCGGTTGCGGATATGATACAAGAAGACCTAACGGACCGAAACCAAGTCTACTCAGATACGTTACAAATACTGCACGACGTTCTTAATCAGTTCATTCAATCTTTAGCGAATACGAACACAACAGTAGACAATGATTACAAAGCCGAGCTACCTATTAGTTGTTCGCCTTTTACCGTACGCTTTGACAACCACTTAACCGGATGGAGCGCGACACTTACGCTAGAGGTATCAAACAAGAACGACCTTTGTATTTCGCCTTATAGCTAATGTCTAAACCTAAGATTGAAATAAGAGGGAAGGAGTACCCGATGACCGAAGTCACTAAGACTTTAGAAGCAATAGGTAGACAATGGAGAAAGAACGCGCGTATATCCTTGAAAATGCAAGGACGAATAAACACCGGCGCGTTATACGATTCTATGCCCGTAAAAGTCGGAGAAACTAAAGATATGTACTTTGTAGACATAACGCCGGAGGTTTACTATTGGGATTTCGTAGACAAAGGAGTCCAGGGAGCAAGGAAGAATATATACGCAAGGCAAAACGAGTCACCGTATAAATTCGGAAGAGGGGACAAGTCAAGAGGAACACTACGCGGTTCGATTGACAAGTGGACGACGCAGAAAAACATAAAAGGAACACGCGACGAAAAAGGTCGCTTTGTATCGCGTAAACAAATCGTCTCGGCTATATCTCTTGCTATATGGAGGAGAGGTCTAAAGCCTACCTTCTTCGTTAGCGATACACGAAAGAGAATAAAAGACAAAGCATTAAAAAGAATAGCAACCGCGCTAGGACAAGACATAGCAAACGCAATACGTCTTGATCTACAATTAAACAAAAACCTAGAAGTGAAATGAGTATGACAGTAGAACAACGTCCAAGTAGTAACGATCTACACGGAGCGTTTGAACCTTTGTATTTTGTGTTAAGCTCAACCGAGCAACAAAGCGCAAGTAACTATAAGTTCAGATATATAGCTGACCTTTATGTCGATGCGGTAAAAGTTAGTAGCGTTAAGATATACCCAAACAACGAAGGGGAGGGTGTGTTTAGGGTAGAGCGTTTAATACAAGACTGGATGTCTTCAACAAGAGCGGATCAAAACGTTACTACTAACGGCTACTTTGACAAGAGTATACACGCCGTAGGAATTAACGACACGACAAAACCCTTCTCCACTAATAACGGCGAAACGTACCGAAAGGTGCAGTTTAAGTTCGGACAAGAGTACTCAACCGCCGCAGATCAAGATCCAACGCAATATTTGGATCAAGTCAACGCAACTATTCACGTTATAATGACGGCTGGATTTCAGCGTAGTGTAACGTGGGACAATGGTATCGGGGACTTATGGACGAATGAAAACTGGCTAGATAACTTTGCCGGAAAAAGCGACAAGTCATACTTCCTATCAGATAGAACGCATCCAACGGACAAGAATTCGACAACGGTAACAAACCGCAAGTACATAGAACAACAAACAACTAAAAACTCGCGCAATACGCTAGGCTTTTTAATTGATCCTAACCAACCGATTGATTCGGATATTGCTTCGGTCTATGTGGCTTGTTACGATTCGAGCGACTCTTCTTTAGGTGCTGGACACTTAATACCAGGTACGCACGGAGGAAGCGCACCGGCTGACGTAAATACAGATAAAGAAAGGTTGCAGTTTTTGGGTATCGGTCCTTTGAACTTAAAGTCGTGTCCGGTTACGCAAATTGCGTCGGGTATGATTGACGCTGACCTTGCGTACTACGAAGTTATAGGAATGAAGGACACAACAACAGTACCGGATAGCACAAACACCGCAGACCAAGCGACTAGGGTTTACCGCTTTAATGTTATCGACGCGGGTTGTTCTATGTATAATAGCAACGCAACCATTCCGGATATAACTATCGTATGGCAAAACACATTCGGAGCTTACGACTACCAGTTGTTCAGTTTACGCTATGACTATTCCGTTAACGTAAAGCGCAAAGAGTTCGAGCAAGTGAGCGGTAACTGGGATAGCGCAAGTACAACCGTTGACTTCAACTACCGAGGTGATGAAGGCGGAATACGTATCGCCGGAGTAGAAGCACACCAGGAACTAATAGCAACGACCGATCTACTAAACGAATCGGATGTCGATTTACTCGAAACGCTTATGTTGTCGCCTAACGTCTACATAAGTACAAACGGTTCTGCGGGTAACTACGCTCCTATTGTTGTAACTGATACCTCATTCATCAAAAAGCGCGGAGTAAACGAGCGCGGACAATACTTGTACCAAATTAAATTCAAATACGCAAAGAAGCGTCCAACTACTAAAGGCGGAACAAATAGAAGTTACTAATGGTTGAACTAATTGCATACGGACAAAAGCCACTAGCGGCTAACGCACCGACGGGAGAGATGTTTGTTTTAGACCTCGCCAACCCTGGCGCGTTGTCGCTTACATACGAGATTTCTAAAGGCGAGGAAATAATGGGTAGGTATAGTCCATACTCGCAGACGTTTCGACTACCTTTTTCGAATGGCAACAGCGAGTTCTTCGGACACTTCTACGACGTAAACATTCAACCTTTAGCAATTGTTGCAAGTGATGCTATCCGTTTCAACGTACACCAAAAGTGCTATGCGGAAATAAGAGTCGACGGAATACCTATTATCCAGGGTTCGTTACAACTTAAAAACGTACACCTAAAAGAAGAGGAGTACGAGGTTGTTGTATTCGGACAAGAAGCGAACCTCTTCCAGGATATAAGCGATAAGAAACTAGCGGATCTATTTATTTCAAACGGTGTGCAGAATACCGACTACGATGTTGCACTTTCTGACGCTAATGTTGTTGACTCGTTTGACTTATCGAACGACGTAACCCAAGGAACGGTAGGAGCGGGTACTGTTATTATTCCGATTATAGACTACGGACATATATCGCCACAGAACTTCCTATACTACGAAAGCAACCAAACGTCTCTAAGTGGTATGGCGGTTGCTAACTTCTTAGAACCTTATATGCTTAAACCGGCTATAAGCGTCGATAAGTTGTTTAGGCTAATATTTAACCAAGCCGGTTATACGTTAACGTCTACGGACTTCCTAACGTCTGACGCTTGGACTAAATTGTATATGACTCTTGCGTCAGATCGTGAAAGCGTTGCTACTCGCGGAGTCCTTGGTGTTTGTGTTGGTGCTACTGGTCCGGCTGAAATAGCAACGTGGACTAACACTACCGGACCGGATACAAACGTCATCCCATTTGACAACGAAAGCGGATCGGGTGTTAATAGTAACCCACCGCTATTTTACGACGCTGGGAACAACTGGAACTCTACCTTGTACGAGTTTGTTGCACCGGAAGACGGCTACTACTTCGGGGAGTTGCATTGTCGCTTTGACTGCACTTCTCTTTCAGGCGTAACAAATGCGTCGGTTATGATCGGCGTTCACGGTAGTTTAGGAACACAACCTGGACAACCTTCGTCAAACGATACCCTTTCTTATTGGCAAGGTCTTCAAGGCGGTAGTATATCGACTAAAATATTGCCTTGGTCGGTTTACCTAAACGCCGGTGAAACGATGACGGCAACCGCAGACGTCAATGTGTGGGGAGGTGGCTCGGTTGATCTTACAAAAGAGGGTACGTTTTTAATTATACAAGCGTCGCAATTGACGAATGGTATTATGTCAATGGCTAACAATATGCCGAATATGTTGCAGACGGATTTCATCAAGGACTTGGTGCAGCGTTTCAACCTTTGCATAGTATCGGACAAAGACAACCCGAGCGCACTAACAATACAACCGTGGCAAGACTACCTAGACGCGGGAACGCATAAGGACTGGACGGATAGGTTAGACCTTTCAAAAGCTCGAAAGATTACACCAACGGACGCACTACGCAAAAAGTATATTGAGTTAGGCGACGCGGAGGATCCTTCGGTTTTCAATGCAAACTTCCAGGACAACAACGGCTATGTATTAGGCACATACAAACAAGAGATAGGAGACGACTTCACGAGCGGAACTATGTCTAACACTTCGCAGTTTGCGCCGTTCCAAGTTAAGCCGATTCCGCGTTCTGACTTTGGCGTTTCTACCGATGTTCCGGACTTCCTTATTCTTAGAGATTTCGGACAAGATATTGACGGACCTATAAAAGACGCAAAGCCGAAGCTATTCTACCACAACGGACTCAAGACGTTAAACAACGGCAACTCCTTCTTTGTAGGAGAACAAGAGTCGACAAGCTACCCGTTATGTCTTCCGTTCTATAATAACGGATCACCAATGGACGCGGATTCGCCTATGCTGTATTGGAACTTCGAAGTGCCGGAAGCGTTTAACAACCCAACGTTTGGAGCAGAGCCTTCACAAAACGGATACTTCCAAAAGTACCACCAGCAGTTCTTGTTGTCTATTTATGACGACGACGCAAGGCTTTTTGAATGTTCTATGATGTTAAGTGCTACCGACATCTTTAACTTCAAATTTAACGACGAAATACAAATCGAAAACACGCCGTACCGAGTATTGAAAATAAGCGGTTACCAACCTTTCGAGGACGTACCTTGTCAAGTGCAACTGCTCAAGAAAGTCAACAAGGTAGGGAGCGCATATCTACCGGACGCAGACAAAGAATGCGACCTTAATGTCTTAGGACTTAAAGCGGACGGCACGGTTATTTTTGTAGATCCTACGGACGGCACTACTTCAACCGGAACGGAGGAATGTTGTAACGAAAACCACTACTACTGGGATGGAACGGATTGCTTGTGGAATGTAGGCAACGGAGGTGGAGGAGGTACGCAAAGTCCAGGCAAGAACCCTAACGCACCGTCAGCCGACGGGAAGAACTACAAGTCTGCTATCGCTGGTTTTGTATCTAAGAAGTCTATATCTTCAGATCGTATGTTCAACCCAATACAAGGAGAGCATTCAATACGTGGAGTCAACGCAACAAGTTCATCGCCTAGCATACAAAAGAACTTCGTACTCTACGCGACGACATATAGTACGGGTGCAGTTGTAGCAACGCCGGACGGCACAAGCAACTCACTAGGTAGGCTTGTTCTTGAGTCGGGTATGATGTGTCGCTATGTTGTACGAGCTTTATCAGTACAATCGGACAATCGCGCCGTGACTGGTTCGTATGGATCTTCTAGCTTTAAGGTCTTCTCGTTTATGGCTAAAAACATAGACGGCACGATAACAACTAGCGGTGGAGAAGTTTCAGACTTTGCACAAGACGACGCGGACGCGGGTATTAGACGCGTAAGTATAGCAAGTGCCGTAGGTCGTTTAGACTTCAACACTACTGACGACTTCGGTGTTGAGATAAGTTGCGAAGGTTCTGCGGATAGGGTTATCACCTGGCACTTAGACTGTTCAGCTACGTTTATGAGTATAAGCACATACGAACAATTTACGTCGGACGGTTTGTTGCTCGAAAATATGGGATTCATACTAACTGAAAACAATAGCATACTAGAAGAGGAATGAGAAACTTTATAGATCAAGTAGGGAAGTCAATACCCAATACGCTAAAGGTTGCACAACACAACGAGATTATCACGGATATGTATTCGCTTGTTTTATATGGTTACTATGAAGACACCGGATTTCGTAGGTTCTTCAAGAAAATAAAACAAGGTATAAAAGCACGTAGAAATGGCTGAACAAATCGACGTAGGGATTACAATTAAAGGTACTAAAGACGCTGAAAAAGGCTTAGATAATATTGGTAAAAAAGCTGACGGTTTAGGATCAGCCGTTGACGGTCTTGTTGGCTCATTGGATAAAATGACTAACGGCGCAGTTACTGGGTTTAGACAAGCGGCAAATAGTACAAAGGCTTTTATTAAAGGGTTGAAGCTAACAAGAACGGCTATCATAGCCACGGGTATTGGTGCTTTAGTTGTTGGTGTTGTTGCGCTTGTGTCGGCTTTTGCTAGTACACGAAAAGCCGCGAACGCAATTAAAGTCGGAATGGCGGCTCTCGGTGCAATAGTTGAAAGGGTTACTGGATATTTCCAAGCAGCCGGTTCTTTTATTGTAGGGTTATTTACTGGTGGAACGCAACAAGCACTAGAGAATTACAACGAGGAGATGTCTAAGCTACCAGGCACGATGTCTGACGCAATTGATAAGGCTATGGAGCTTGAAAGAAGGACTCAAGCCTTACGTACTGCTACTCGAGAATTGTCCGTGCAATTCGCAGAAGGTCGCGCACAAATTAAAGAGTACAACCTTATTGCAGAGGACACAAATAAGACACTTGACGAAAGGCTAGAAGCGGCACAAAAAGCGATTGATATTGAGAAGAGGTTAATGGCGGAACGTCAACGTATCGCAGAAGAAGAACTGAATATAGCTAGAGAAAAGGCAGCGCAGTCTGACTCTTCAGAGGAAGATCTTGACAACCTTGCGCAGTTAGAAGTCAACCTCATAAATATCAGAACGGAGTCGGCTGAATTGCAAACGACGCTAAACAACAAGATAAACACAATTCGAAACGAGGCTATACGTAAAGCCCGTGAAGAAGCACAAGCGATTAAAGAAGCCGAAGAAGAAAAGCGTAGACAAATTGAGGAAACTCAAAGAAAGATGCAAGAGGAGGAGGACAAACAAATACAAAACCTACGCGACTATCTAAAAACCGAAGAGGAACTAGAACTAGAAGCATTTGATAAAAAGGCTCAAGAATTATTGACTGCTGAGATGTTAGCTTTAGCAAGTGGAGAAGAGGTTAAAAAAGGACTAAGAGATAAGTTACAAGAAGAACGTCTAGCAATAGAGAAAAAATACGCAGATCAACGACAATCGGTAATAGATCAAGCAACTGCTGACGCCGCAGCAAGACAAGCTGAAGCATACGCTAAAGCAGAACAAGCAAGGCAAAAACAAATAGCACAAGAACAAGCTGCCGCTAATGCGATAAGAAGCGCAAGAATAAGCGTAGTAGGTGCGTCCTTTGATGTCTTAAAAGCATTAGCAAAAACCGAAGAAGGGCAGAGGAAGTTAGCGGTTGCGCAAGTGCTAGTCAATCAAGGAATAGCAATGTCGGAAGCTATACGAGGTGCGCAACAATCAGCCACGGCTACTGGTCCTGGAGCGGTATTTACTGCACCTGGCTTTACGGCTCAAATGTTAGCTATCGTTCTAGGTGGCTTCGCTTCTATTAAAGGGATAATGAACCAAGCCGGAGCAAGTGCGGAAGGAATTAATACAACTACACCGTCGCTTGGTGGCGGAGGTGGAGGAGGTTCTACGATAGCACAAACACAACTAGCACTAACGCCGGATTTAGCGGGTAGTTTCGGAGAAGGGACACTAGAACTTCCAGCCGTTCAAGCGTACGTGCTACAAAACGACATAGCGTCTGCACAAGCATTACAACAAGAGTTGCAGAACCGCGCTAGTCTATAAATAAACAAGAAAGCAAAAAGTATAATTAAGAGTATGAGAAAGACTGTTGAACTACTAATAGACGAAGAACAAGAAATGAGCGGTGTAGAAGCCGTATCGCTTGTTAAGTTCCCAGCAATAGAAACGGACTTCGTGTTCTTTTCTAAAGACGTAGGAAAGAAGGTAGAGTTTGCACTAGACGAAGAAAAGAGAATGGTCATAGGACCGGCTTTGATTCCGGATAAACTTATAATGCGCCTAGACGAAAACAACGAAGAGTATGACGTTTACTTCTCTAAAGAAACGGTGCGTCAAATTATGGAGAAGTTTATGCGCGAAGAAAGAACAAACGAAGCTACCGAAGAACACGAGAAGCCAGTCAACAACATCACGTTTGTCGAGTCGTGGTTGGTGGAAGACTCGGAGAAAGACAAGTCTGCTTTGTATGGGTTTAACCTACCGGTCGGAACTTGGATGATAGCTTCGAAAGTTTACAACGACGACGTATGGGAAAAAGTAAAGAACAAGCAACTACGCGGTTATAGCATTGAGGGTTACTTTACTGACAAGCTCGTAGAGATGATGAAAGGCAAACTATGCAAGAATTGTCCGGAAGACAAGATCATCATCGAGCAACTGAAGGAGATACTACTAGAGGAAGTAAAGCCCGACGCGATGTTAAACGGAATGCCACTATTCAAGAGCTTCCAAGCCGCTAAGATGTACGGCGAAATATTCCACAATACTAACGAGTTCGAAACGGTGTACTTAAACGGATCGATACTTTACGCGACAAAAATAAACAAGTAGAATACTTACATATATACAATAAATTATCGATAATGAGTACAATCCAAAAAATCAGAGAGGTGTTAGGACTTCCGCAAGTGAAGTTGTACGCCGAAGAACGTCTTGATGACGGACGAGTTATCGTTACCGAAGCAGAGAGTTTCGAACCAGGTGTTGAAGTTCGCGTCTTAGATGATAGCGGAGAAGTAAACGCAATTGACGCTGGGGAGTACACTCTTGACAACGGAACGATTATCTCGGTAAACGAAGATTCACGCCTTGCAACAATGGGCGAGGACGAAGACCTAAAGAACGAAGACAAAGAAGAAATGTCTGAGGATCTTGAAAACAAGGTAGAGATGAATAGAGAACTAGCAACTGCTGCACTTCTTGAAGCATTCCCTAACCTAGACGAAGAAACGGCTACGGCTATCGTTGATATGGTTCTTGCTACTTACGACGTATCGGAAGAGGAAGAAGAGGTAGTAGAAGAGGAACTAAGCGAAGAACCAACTGAGGAAGTTGAAGCCGAAGTAGAGGTAGAAATTGAAGTAGAGCTAGAGAAAGAAAACGAACTCGCGAAAGTTATCGAGGAAGCGTTTGCAAGTATCGAAGCAAGACTAAAAGCATTGGAGGAAGAACCAGCGTCTGAAGGCGTAAAGCATTCTCCTAACAAGTTTTCGACTCAGCACAAGTCGGAAAAGAAAAGTTTAAACGGTGTAGAACGTGCGCTACATATCATTAACTCTCACAAATAATTATTATGAGTAATTTGAAAAAATACGATTTCGATATTACTGTAACTGACAACACCTATGCGGGTGAGTTAAGTTTGCCATATGTAACGGCGGCTTTACTAGGTGCAGAAACTATCGCAAACAATCGTTGTCGCCTTATTGAAGGTGTACAACACAAAGCGGTTATCAGTAACCTAGGCGTTGACGATCCTATCGTTGCGGCTGGTTGTGGATTTAACGACCAAGCGAACACTTCATTAACTGAATCAATTGTGACTCTTTCAGACCTTAGAGTAAACGAAGAGATTTGTCGCGGTACTATCTTCCCGACATTCATCGCGGCTCAAGGTTCTATGAATCGTGACGGCGACCTTCCGGTTGAGTTTACTGACTTCCTACTTTCAACAGTAGCTACTAAGGCGGGATCTCATCTTGAGTCTTTAATTTGGACTGGTGCAGCACCTTTCGGAGTTGGACTTCTTTCAGATGACGGAACAGTTGACGAAGGCGGTATCGATGCTTCTGCTATGAAGGACTTCCAAGAAGCTGATACTGGTGCAGATGCATACTCAGCAACTACAATCCTAGCGGCTCTTAACACAGTATTCGCAAAAGCGTCAGAAGTTCCAGGTATCCTTCAAAAGCCAGGCGTAGGATTCTACGTTTCTTACGAAGCATACGCATTCTTCCTACAAGCTCAAGCGGCGCAAAACACAGGTCCAGGTTACAACCAAGATCTACAAGGCTCTACTTACTTAGGCTACCCAGTTTACCCAACTGCCGGTATCCCTAACACAGTAGACGTTATTGCGTTCACTTACCCTGAGAACATCGTAGTAGGTTCTAACAACTATACTGCTGACATTTCTACGCAAGTGATTCCAGTATACCAATACGACGGATCAGATAACGTAAGAATTGCGATGCGTTTCGGCGTTGGTGTAAACGTTGCAGTACCTGGTGACGGTGTTGTAGGATTCAACTTTAGTTAATATTTAAAACATTAAGAGATGGCTTGTTCAATTACAGCGGCTAGAGGAATCGATTGCCGCGATTCAATCGGAGGTTTAAAAGCTATCTATTTTTGTAGCGACTATTGTTCGGACATTCTTGCCCAAGCTACGGTGACGGCGAGTTCGTACACAATTGAAACTGCTGGTTTCGCAAACTGGGATATTGCTTCCGGTGGTGCGGTTACAGTTTTCAAGTACGACTTAGTTACTGATCTTAGTTCGTTTACGTCGGCGGTAAGTGCTGACAAAGCGACGGGTTCGGTAATGTTCAACCAAACACTAGACGTAGTATTACATAAAGTAGTAGCAGCTGACTTATATCAGCTTGGTTTAATCTCAAAAAATCGTGCTCAAATCTTCGTACAAGATAGCAACGACAACGTATTCCTTGTGGGAATCGAAGACGGTTGTTACTTAACGGGAGGTGACTCGATTGCAACGGGTGCGGCTCGTTCAGATATGAACGGTCTAACGCTTAGCTTTACGGCTATGGAGAAAGATCCGTTGTACATATTACCAGCTTCGGCTGGTGCTGGTACTGCAAAGTTCCCATTCGATGGACTTTCAGACGAAGCAGACCTAACAATCACAACTGCGTAAGCGAGTTGAGAATATATACAAGGAGGGGAACGTATTGCGCGTTCCCTTCTTTATTTCAAACAATTCGGTTATACCTATATATTACATAGATGTTACAAATAAGAAACGCCAAATCCGGAGCTACACCAGTCGACGTTACGCAAAGTATCTACGTTACTATTGCCGAGCGTCAAACTATTGCACAAGACCTTGTTTATTATTTAGTTGAGTTAAAGTCGAATGTTTCGCAAAATTCTTTGTACTTTATACCGACTTCGGTTGTTGCTAGTAATGGACGCTACACAAAGTTGACGTTTACGGTAATAGATAACAACGAAACCGCAGATCCGGAAAACGGACGCTTTAAGTTCTACGGAGCAACCGGAGGTGTAAATGAATTTCCTATGGGGTTTTACTCTTACAACATCTACGAGCAAACAAGCTCGACAAACATCAATCCAAACCTAGCCGGCAAGCTACTACAAGAAGGTACTGCGTACGTCTACAATTACGACGGTAATATGGAAGAAGTAGAACCGGAGTTCAAAGAATGGGATAACGCACCTCAACAATTTGTATATCAATAATGAGTAAAGAGAATTTCAGCATTATAAATTACACGGACTCGGAGATTCCGAAGTTTGAAGAGAAGCAAGGCAAAAAGTACGTGACGTACGGCGCAGACGACTTGTACGGAGAATACTTGCGCGACTTGTTTTTGGCTTCTAGTACAAATGGTGCGATCATTAATGGCGTTGCCGATATGATATACGGCGGTGGTCTAAACGCAACGGATAGAGAAGAGAACGATCAAAAGAAAGCGCAATGGCTTAGGCTACAAGATCTACTAAGAAAGTCGGACGATGACCTTCTAAAGATGGTAGCTTTTGACCTCAAGTTGTACGGAATGTCGTACCTCAACGTTATATGGAACAAGGCACGTACCCAAATTGCTATGATTAAGCACTTGCCGGTTCATACGATAAGAAGCGGTGTTGCTGACTCTGACGGTTACGTTGACAAATACTACTACAAACCAAGTTGGAGAAATAGACGACACAAGGAAAAGACAATCCCAGCATTCAACAACAACGATAGAACAAGCGCGTCGACTTGCTTCCAAATAAGAAGGTACACTCCTTCGTATCATTACTACGCACTTCCGGATTACGCCGGAGCGACTAACTATATCGAGTTAGACCGCGAGATTAGCGAGTTCCACCTAAACAATATTAGACGTGGGTTCTTCCCTTCTATGCTTCTTAGCTTTAAAAATGGAGTACCTACACAAGAGGAAAGAAGACGCATAGAACAAAAGGTGGTGCAAAAGTTTACTGG